ATCGGCATCGCCACTTGTAATTGATACTGATGGAGATTACTTTGATGTAACTGGCACGACTAACTTTGCAGCGATGACTGTTGCAGCCGATAGACAGTTTACATTACAATTTGACGGTGCGTTAACCATGACTCACCATGCTACTAACTTAGACTTGCCAGGTGAAGCTAATATAACTACTGCTGCTGGAGATGTAGCCGTATTTCAATCAACAGGAGCAAACACAGTACAATGTATTAACTATACAAAGGCTGATGGTACTGGAGTTGTATCTGCTGCTGGTGGTAAAGTATTACAGGTGGTTGGTGTATCCACTGTTACAGAAGTGTCTTCATCTTCAACTACTTATGCAGATTTTACAGATATGACTGCTAGTATAACTCCATCAAATACAGCAAACAAAGTTATGGTGATTGCAAATGTAGCTGGTTGCGTGAAACACACAGAAAATTTATGGATGATATTAAAGCTACTCAGGGATTCCACTAGTCTTGGTGAATCAGATAGAATAGGACAATCTGATGATACAGAAACAAGGGGAGTTGGTGCTGTTTCTCTAAATGCACTTGATTCGCCATCTTCAGTATCATCTTTAACATATAAGGTTCAATTAAAAGCAAGTTCCGCAACTACTGGTGTTTTTGTAAATGGTGGAGCTTCAACTTCAACTATACTTTTACTAGAAATAGATGGAACTTAATAAAAAGGAGAAATAGAATGTTCATATTAGAGGCATTAGAAAGAAAATATCCCAATGCAGAATTTGTTCTTGTTGGGAATGTCTATTCGGGATTACGAGCCATAAAGGATAATGGTAGTGGTTCTGAAATGCCCGACCCCGATAACATGATTACTGAGGAAGAATACAATGAGGCTATTGCCGAATTTGAAGTATTTGATGGATGGGTAAAAGTAAGAAAACAAAGAAACCAACTCTTAAAAGACAGCGATTATATAATGTTTCCAGATATTACTATATCTGCTGAAAAGAAAGAGGAATGGGAGACTTACAGACAAAGTTTAAGGGATATACCACAGACTTTCAGTAACCCAGATGATGTTACATATCCAGATAAGCCTGAGTAAATAATTAATTTAAGGAGAGAATAAATGGGGCAGATAGATTTTGATGGTTCAAATAGTACGGTTAAAGCCGATATTATCAGGGGGCAAACTGGTACTACGGTTAAACTGGGTGGAGTTCTTGATACGGATGGGAACTACATCCAAACAGAGAAGGGTGGAGATTTAACTTCAGCTTCTCCACTCGTAATTGACACAGATGGCGATTATTTTGATGTAACAGGTACAACAAATTTTGCAGCCATGACGGTTGCTGCTGACAGGCAATTCACTTTGCAGTTTGATGGAGTGTTGACAATGACACACCATGCTACTAATTTGGATTTACCTGGTGAAGCTAATATTACAACAGCAGCAGGTGATGTAGCAACCTTTCAGTCTACAGGTTCTAATACTGTGCAATGTATCAGTTATACAAAGGCAGATGGAACTGGAGTTGTATCTGCAGGTGGTGGATGGGTAGAATTGCAATCAATAACAGCAAGTGATACTGCAACAGTAGATTTAGAAACAGACATTGGCTCAACTTATAATGAATATATGGTAAAGGTTTCTAGTGCTATCCCTGCTAATGATGATGTGCTTCTTTTGATACGGTTAAAAGTTGGTGGATCGTATGTTACTGCTAATTACAGGCAGCATATAGCGGTAGGTGCTTCATCATCAACTAACTATGCTGGTAATGTTACCCAAACAGCAGCAATGTATGGTGCGTATACTCTTGGAATAGCATCAGGGGAATCAGCAGATCTGACCTTACACTTTGCAAATCCAGACGGAACAAGTGAGTTTAAAAAGATGTACCAGTATGGAGTGTGTGAAGATATAAATGATTATACTAAAATGTTGTTTGGGGTTGGATCATATACAGGTGGCACAGGTGCACTCACTGGTATACGATTTTATATGGGCACTGGAAATATTGCAAGCGGTATATTTACACTTTACGGATTAACTAAAGCATAAGGAGAACAAATTATGGCAAATCAATATCCCTTCACATGGGAAGATGTAGGAGAGAAAGGTGGTGGTGATGGTGTTCCGTTTACACAAGCGGAGAAGGAAGCTATCGCTGTAGAATGGAATAGTAACCATGAAGAAAAGGAAGCTATTGCATGGGTTGCACATAGGATAGAAGGTAAAACTAATAGCCATATAGACGCAAACAATAAGCGTATAATAGATAGTAAAGAAGAAGGTTATCCATCTATACCAGAGCAGCTTGATATGAAGTATTGGGATATTATAAATGGAACTACTGTTTGGAAAGACACTATTGCTGCTGTAAAAGCAAAATTTCCTAAACCTGCATAAAGCTGGAGTAACAATTAATTTAATAGGAGGCAGAAAATGATGAAAGGTTATAAGACGTGGATAGCAGCAGGATTGGCAGGAGTAAGTGCAATATTAACAAGTTTGGGTTATGTAGATATAGCCAAGGTAATCATAACAGTAGCGGCAGGATTTGGTTTTGTCGGTATAGGGCATAAGATACAAAAAGCGGCAGCAGAGATAAAGGGCCCCACAGTACTATGATAACACCTGCAAAGTACATAGCCGATAAAATATTCGAGCTGGATATGCCTATTGAGCAGTTTCTACCGAGACAGCAGATGATAATAAAGAGGCAAGTGCTTGATATATTGGTTGAGTGGCAGGCTGAATGGGAGGCAGAGAGAGCAAAATGGATGAGACGGCAGGAGTTGTAACGGATATAGTGACGAAGGGGTTAGAGTGGGAACTCCTATTCACACTCTTTCAGTTAATGGTAGTTGGTTATATACTGATTACCATTAAATCCTTTCTTTTTAATGAGTTTGCGTGGCGTAAATTCAAGGGATCACTTGTTATAGGTATAGGTGCAAAGGTGAGGTTATTTAATGATGATGGCAGTGTTGACGGCAAAATTATATCAGCTAATAGATCAACTATTAAAGTTGAAACAGAAGACGTTATTGTATATATACCAACCAAGAAATTTCCTGAAAAAGAGTGGTCGGTCCTTAAATGAAGAAAGGTTAAATGTGGAAGATATAAGAGATATTGTAATACGTACCGATGAAACAGTAAAACATTTAAGAGATAAGTTTGATAAACACGAAGTAGATGGTAATAGAAAATATGATGCACTGTTAGAAAGTGCAAATACATGTGTTGAATCTGGTCATATAAAGGAACAAAACAGTAAGATTGATAAGATATTAGACGTACTTAATAAAATACAGAAAAAAAGGGTAATAGAGTTTGGTGATATAATCAAGGGTATGATTGTTATTGCAACTATCGTAGGTATTACTTTTGGTGTTATGAGTTACTTTAACAATACCTACGGAAGTCAAATTGATAAAGCTCCTATATATCAGGGTAAGACCGATAAAGAATGTATTGATCGGGCTGGTGTAGACATGAGCTGGATTGAGGTTTTCCATACTGGCAGTTATACACACTATATCAATAGGGAGGTTAACCATGCGGTAGTCTGTCATAGAGACGAGATGATGCTGTTTGTTATAAAGGGAACTGAAGATGTTAGTATTATAATAGGCCAGATGTATAGTGACGGAAACCAGTGTTGGCAATTATTTAAAGTAGATATTAATGACGATAGTGACGAGTTTACAAAGAGGTATAGGGAAATGTTAGACGAATTAAGGTCCCTGGCCTATAAACCAGAACAAAAATGTAATTAAAGGAGGGAAGTAATGTCAGTACATTATTCAATAGAAACAATTTCCAGTGATAAGGATACTAATTTCACTGCAGCACTAGCTCAGAATGCTATAGAGAACGAATCTCTTAGTTTTCCATCTGACTATTCAACAGTGAATATTAACAAGTTGAAGATAAACAGTATAGCAGTTCAGGCTGATTTTACAAATACGGGTGCTGCTTTAGATCTTGAGGTTGTATTCTGGAATACAGATGGGTATTCAAATACAGACCTGGATACAGATGGATATATAGCATCTGTTCTGTTTTCAAATTCAGATGCAAGACAGATTGCTGGCTCTGGTCAGTATTACTATGAAAGCGAGAATAGCTTTAAATCGCCAATATATTACGAAGATGCAGACGGTACAGGTGAATTACATGTTGGATTGGTAAACAGAAGCGCAACCACTTTTCATGCAGACGACACAATTAAATTATCCTTTGTTGTAGAACCTATACTATGACGGCATTAGAACTTACTAATAAGCAGAAGAAAGAGGCTAATGATTTTGCTAATTTATATGCATACCAGCACACAAAACATTCAGATGCTTTCTTTAATGCTGACTATGATATGATATTTGTAAACAAGGGGAACCAGGCAGGCGGTACGGCTGTTATTGCATATAACTTCGTACTGAGAATACTTGGCTGGCATCCTGTGCCTAGAAAGAATATGGTATATTTTAAGTGTGATTCTGCCAGTATATACGAGGATAAGCTGAAGAAGAACATGGATGTCGAAGGGGTTGAGAGGGGACACTACTTCTCACCAAAGGAATATTTCAGTAACCTGGAAGGTAAGCCATGTCCTCACTGTAATACAGAGATACACAAGCACGAAAGGATTCATAAGATATATAGGTTTGCATCACAGAACCTCCCTGTGGAGAAATCTAAATCTAATGAAGATAGTAGTGAAAGGTCCAGTGAAACAAAGAACACGCAATATCCAGAGTTTACCAGATGGCTACCATCTTTCCTTTTAAAGAAAGATATTACAGCACGAAGACAGGTACAGATAATAAGAGATCCTTATGGTGGGGATGATATAACGATTGAATATGTATCTTATAATCAGTCTACACAGTCTGTTGCTGGTCATAAGAGAACAGCACTATGGCTTGACGAGTTAGCACCAGAACCGTTTTATGATGAACAACCAGCCCGTCTGTTGATAGAAGATGGTGATACATGTATATCATATACGCCTACAGAAGATAATGCTATTGGGTATTATTTTGACCGTATATACGAACGTGCTAAAGTTTATTATAAAAGTAACGCTATAAGGGAGTATTATCTCCGTGAACATAAAACCAAGTTTCCTGAGATAGAATTTACTAATAGTAAGGAGTCTATAGCGGTTATTCAGATGGCAACTGATGATAACCCACTACTCACAAAAGAGATTATAGATAGGAAATATGCAGGATTTGATGACAGGCAGTTGGTTGATATGCGTAGGTATGGTATATTTGCTGCTGTTACAGGTAAGATATATAAACAGTTTGTTCCAAGGATACATATAAGAAAAGGGAGTGATGTTTTTCCAGATGGTATACCTAAGACTGGTACGTTTTTCAGGTCAGAAGACTGGCATCCAACGACAAAGCTTGCTATTATATTTGTGTATTTATCTCCGTATGATGAGGCGTTTGTGTATGCAGAGTTAAACCCTGATCCAGAGAGGGATAATACACTATCTATATGTAAGATGATAGCTGATGTAAGTGGTCCTACCAGGAAGTTCGGGATGAACCTTATAGACCCACTGGCCAGTATAAAGCAGTCAAATACAACGAGAAGCGTGGTGGATGATATGAACCACTATTTCAACCAAATGAAGAAGAACGAAGAGTGTACTGGTGGATGGTGGGAAAGTGCTAATACAAAATCTACTGTATCAAAGACAGATCATAATTTAAGAGGCAGGGATGAGATAAGGAGAAGGCTTGCAAATGCCACTTTATGCGAGAAGCCTTTTAATAACAAGATACATCAGAGCGGGCTGGAGAAGAGACTTCCTACTTTATGGGTATTAAATGATTGTCCCCTTGCGGCAGATTCGTTAAAGCAATGGAGGCTTGAGAAAGGAAAACCTACAGTTAAATGGAGTCATTTTTGTACGGCTCTTGAGTTTTTAATGAAGGATGTCAGGTTTTCTCCAAGAAAACAACTTACAAAGAAACCTAGAGATTATATACACAAGAGGTATTACCAGACAAAAAGATAAGGAAAAATTATATGGCACAATATAGTGAAGAAGAAACCAAAGCCCTTGCTAATCTAATTATAGATGGCGAATATGTAGTCGGGCAAAGTAACAATAATATTCCAGATGCGGATTATCTGGACTATCTTGACATGTTTGACTGTGAGCGAACGGAAAAGAATTATGATTGGATGTCTGACATATATATGCCTGAGTTTTTAGCACAGATGCTTACACAATCTGCTATAGAAGCTGGATTATACTTCAGGACGCATGACTTTGTGGAGGTGTATGTTGGCAGTGAAGATGAAATGAGTATTCGTTCTGCAAAGGTAAGTAAAGATTTAATAAATAAAACACTTAACAGGCGAGACTTATACTTCTATCAGAAATATATGAGAGCTGTTAATATGAAGAATATTTGCGGTGTTACATATTTCAGGTGTTGGTGGGAACAGGAAGCAAGGAATGAAAAGACAGGGACACAAATGGTGCTGGAAAGGGTCGGTAGTGATCCAGAAGGTAATCCAATAGAGAGAACAAGAGAGGAAGATGTTGTTGAGGAAATTATACTAAGAGACTGTTTTAACTTTGACGTGGTTGACCCAAGAGACGTATTTACAGACCCATCTTATACTTATAGTTTACAGGAAAAGAAGTGGGTTATATTAAGGTTTAATGCCACGGCTGATGAGCTTAAGGCTAATGCAGATACAATGGAATATTTTAATCTTGATAAGCTTAAAGAGGTAAACACACCACCTAAAGCGGGAGCTAAAGGCGATAAGACTACACATCATGGTTTAGATAACAAGCTGGATGCACCTACTACACCATTAAAAAACTGGACTGTAATTCAGAGGCTTGGGAAACATTGGGTTATAGTAAAAGAGAGAGATCCTGACGGTAATCCTACAAAGGTAACATGTGGTATTGACAACAGGGGAAAGAAGAGGGATAAGGCAGAACTACATGAGATGGTAATTACATTTGCTATAAGTGACCATAATAAGGTTTTAATAGGATATAATCCAACCCGTTGTATAGATGCAAGGGGTAATCCTTACAGGCCTATATCAAGGGCACTTTGTTATGTTCATCCAGCAAAAGATGATGGCATGGGAGATGGTAAGTGTTTAAAGGAACTTCAGGTGGGTATTAATGATACACTTAATATGGAAAACGATAGAACCAAGTTACATACTATACCTATTATGCAGGGTAACCAACATGATATAACAGATAATGAATCACTGGAGTGGAAACCTGGGGCGTTCTGGCAGACAGAAAGCGGTAACGTATTACAGGAGGTACAGATAGGTGGTGATGTTAATGGTGCCTTACAACAGATTGTTATGTATAAAAGTGCCATGCAACAGGCATCTGGTATATCGGCAGAAACGCAGAGTAAGCTGGCGGCTCCCACCACTACAGCTACTGCAACAGCTAACCAGATGCAGCGTAGCGATACAAGGTCTAATTACAGGACATTAACAATGGAAAACACAGGCCTTAGTGATTTGTATTGGTTTATAACACAGATGGCGGCACAACACATGAAAGAGCAGACAGCTGTAGAGATGCTCGGACAACAAAACGTAGTTTTCTTTAACCCCTATATTGACTTTACATATAAACCATTATCTGCTTCCCTTAACGATGATGCATCAAGGCAGGCAAAGGTACAGAACTGGATTTCTATATTGGGTTATATAGCGAATGATCCTGAGAGAAGGGATGCTGTTGATTATATACTGGGAGAAGTTGCTTCCCTGATGGGCAAGGAATATGAAGGCTTCCGTAATAAGTTCTTTGCTAATACACAGGCACCGCCCCCTATGGAAAGTATGGGTGGTGGTGGACAACAGCCGCAAGGTGGAGGTGGAACACCTCCCACTAATCAGTCAGGTGTAGAACAAACTATGCAGGAAGCTCAATTAACGGAGGGAATGGGTGCTTAATAACGTATATAGCAAGGTAACGGTTGAGGATCAAATAGAAGCAACTACACTCAGAAACCTTGAGAAGACAACAGAGTTTATGGCGGCCCTTAATACGGAAGTAGGGAAGGCTCTGTTTAATGATCTTGTATTATTGTTAGACCAGAAGTTTGAATTGATATACAAGGATGAGGCTAACGAGAGAGATAAGGCTATATTTGATGCATGTAAGTACATAGGCAACAGGTGGAACAAGATAATAGAGGTGCATGGTAAGGGCGTGGATAAGATGCAGAGGTTACAGGATAGGAAGAATAAGAAAGCAATAGGTTAATTTTATTTAAAGGAGAGAAAAATGGACGAACTTAATGGACTTGACAGTACAGAGGAAGAAGTCAACGAACCAGTAACGGAATCTAGTGAAGAGGTTACAGATTCAGCTAGACTGGAAGAAGAAAACAAAAACCTCCGTGACGGAAACAGTAGACTTGGGAGAGAGTTTAAAGCATATAAGGAGGATAATGAGGACAGATATAATACCTTACTGGATAAGATATCTGAACTTAAAAGCCAACCTTCTTCTACAGGAAGCGAGGATGAACTTAATTTTGGTCTTGAAAATTATTCATATGATGATGATGATGGTAAGCGTATGGAAAAGATGGTAGAGTCCAAGGTAAAGAAGATGGATGAAGAAAGGGAAAATAAGAGACAAAAGTATATAGAAGATTACTCTAAGGCTGTTCGTGGTATGGGGATAGAAGAAGATCAGGAAACATATGAATCTATTTTAAAGTCAATGGAAGGGCTTCCTGGTTATTCGGAAAATGGAAAACTTGATGCACAAAGAAACTACGAAATAGCAGAAAGGAACTATTACAAGAATATGTATAGACAAACTCAAAATCCTGCAACAGCCTTCAGGGGTGAGAAAGCAGGTGGTGCAGTTGGCGGCTCTACTGCTATGTCCAGTAAGACTGCCAGCGAACCTGATA